AAGTCAATACATCAGTGTTGATTTGAAAAAAACAGAGAATCCAAGAATAATTTCGCCATAAAAAAGAGGTCGTTTTGAGCGACCTCTGGCGTAAAAAATGGCCCGAAATTTTTTTCGGGGTATTTTCTAATTTTCAGCTAATTTTGCAAAATAGCTGAGTGCATCTTCTTCATCCTCATCTGTATTTACAGAGGATGGAGTTGTGTCAACAACAGCACGACCTTCACTTAAGTCCTCTAAGTTATTATCTTCATCAATAACTTCGGGGTCTTGTCTTTTTGGTGCAACAGTTAGACCAAGAACATAATCAAGTCTCTTCTTGAGATCTTCATATGACTTGAACTGATCTGGAGCAACAAGTTCTGCAAGTGAGTATTCACTCTTCCAGATTGTTTCCATTGCATCATCGTCATCGAGAAGTGGAGCAGGAGCAGCAAACTCAGATGAGTCATAGTTCCAATATCCAGCAACCTTTTTGATTTTAATCTTAAAGTTTGCACCCGCCCAAAAATCAAATGGATTGATAGGCTTCTCATCTTCAAACTCTGGCTTCATTGCCTCTGTAATCTTATCAAAAATCTTTTTACCAAATTTAAATAAGAATACTTTACCCTCGTTTTCAGGATGTTTTGGGTCTGACACCATATAGATGTTACTATAATAGGAAAGTTTTCTCTTTCTTTTTCTAGCAATCTCTTTATCACTATCAACACCAGTATTCCATAATCTAGTATTCTCTTCCGACACCGGGTCTTTTTGACCTAATGTAGTTAAAGAGTTTTCAATATACCAACCACCTTTGTCTTGAAATGCGTGTGACCACACTCTTTGCCACGGCATATCTTCGCCATTAGCTGCTGGTAAAAATCTGATAACAGCATAACCATTACCAGTTTTATCCATCTCTGGTTTCCAGAAACGGTCATCTTGATATTTGTTTTTGTTTGCTTGGTCCTCTGGTTTTAGATTTTGTTCCAGAGCTTTGGTAAGTTTGTCAAAATTGCTTGACGAGCTTTTTAATGTTTCGAAATCCATATTATTCTCCTTGTATTAATCGTATTTCGTATTTGTGTTACCTGTATTATCGGTATCATTATTATTTATAAGAGTTTTTAGTTTGTTTAGCATTTTTCTTTGCCCATTCACTAGCACTCTCACCTTTAGGAAGAGACCTTACTATAAGATACTCTTTAAATTCTTCACACTTAGATATTATATAATTTAATAATCTAATCATAATAAACAATATGCGTCCTTCGTGGGATTCATGGATTTACCCACAAGTTTCCGGGAAGAGTCCATTCTTGAGTTAAGATGGTCCCTACTCGCAACTAAACAAGGTGTCTTCAGCCATTCGGCCATAACCCTCCTTGCCCATGCCTTATGCCCTCTTAAGCATTTTTCAGCCAGAAGGATTACTATACTTGCAAATATAATAACTTTACGCATATTGTCTATTAATATATCATAAACCAGCCAAAATGGCAAGTCTAGGATAATCTATGTAAGATAAATTAGGATACTTCTCCCATTCAGGTATCTTATCTGATACCTTACCCTCACCAGGATTTACCTTATAAAACTTTATTCCCTTATTTTGTTCAAATAGTGTAGACCATTGATTTACCCAATTAATATGGGGTGTAGGTCCTTGTTCTTTTGGTACATAATGTCTTGTACCTGCATATAAATTGTTTACTTGGTGTGTGTTTGATACTAGGTCATGCCCTAATAGATATACTTCATCTGGTGTTTCTTTTTTACAGGCAATATAACCTGACATAGCACCTGCAGCCCAGCCTAAATCTCTCTTATCTGGACATATCTCATTTATACTATTTGATTTATCACCGTCATATATCCAACTGACATAACTATAACTTTTGTTAATATGTTCTTTTGTTCTTGATTTATCTCTACGAATAATATTTACTATGCCTTGTAAATTAGAACCGTGCATAACAAACTCTGTAGCATTACCTTTTTCATTTTCATATAAACCGTCCCACTCTTTTTTAACATCTTCAACTTCACTAATATTTAAACCAGCGTGTAACATCATTTCATAGTGAGAGGCAGGCACTTTAGTCCAATTTCTAAACCAACATTCTACTTCTTTTGCAAAACCAGTTTGATATATTTCGTGCATAATACCATTATCTACACTAATTAAAACATCTGGTTTAAAATCTCTGTATAAGGCATTACAACCATAAATCTTACCTTTACCTCTAAGTGATTCTAAATTAAAATCTTTTCTACTGTTACCATTACCTATACAAAAAACTTTTTTCATTCTTTCTCTTTTACTTTGTCTTGACCAATCTAAACCTTGTTTTAATAATGTTTCTTCTTTTGGCCATTCTTCATCAAAGTATTTAATCATCATCTTCACTTATTGGGTCCATATCATCAAGACCTTTTAATTTATCTTCGTATTTTAAAATTATATTAGATATTCTTTGAAAAGGATAGTTTTTACTTACAAGTTCGTTTCTATATTCTTTTAGTTCTTTTAATAATTCTTCTACCATAATTTAAATCTTTCAAGTTTTTCTAATATCTTTTTTATAGGTTCGTAAACTGTCCATATATCTTGTATATGTTTATCTAGTTTCTTATCTAGTTTATCAATCTTTTTTTCTATCTTATCTAAACGATAGTTTTGTTTTGTTGTTAACTTTTCGTCCATACTTCTTTCATAATCATTTTACATTCTGTTTCATTATATTTAATAAAACCTTTTAACTTGGCCATCTTAAATGCGATTTTAGGCCATACAACTCTTTCAGAAATATCTTTAGACCAATTTTTACTATACGATAAAATTGTATCAAGAATGATGGCGGTCTGGATATTAATCTTCCGCTGTATAAGTAAACGCAAAACTGGTGGATGTTGTCCGCCAGATATGCGAAAGCCATCATTAAAAGAAATACCAAGGCTGCTAAACTTATTAACAAGTGATGAGCAATCGTTCCTAAAATGATAACCAACAGCGTCTTGATACTTCTTAAACTCCAAATAGTTCCCTTTGCCATCATTATCTAATAAACTCTTTACCCATTTCTTATCATCTTTTGCAAAATTGGCAACGAAAAAATCCAATATTTCATCTTGTTTATATTTTGTACTAAGTTTATGAAAAAAGTACCTATCGTTCCTACTTGTAAATGTATCCAGTTTCGCATTGACTTTACCCTCATACTTAATATAATCATATGAAGGCGAAGTAAAATGTAATTTAACGGCCAAGTAAGTTTTATATACTTCAAATCCACCATACATATATCATATACTTTTTTGTCTTTTGTAACTACCTTTGCCTTTTTTAGCTTTTACCACTCTAGGTTTATACTTAGGTGTTCTAACTTCTTTTGCAACAGGATTAGTTTTACTTAGTCTTATTTTTTTCATATAACTTATACTCAAAATTTTGTGTTTCTTCACTTACCTTAATTTGTTTAGCACCATTTGTAATATGAAAATGTGTAGCCATAGGTGTTAATGGTGATAATGTTACTAATCTCTCACAATGGTGTTTCTTTGCCCATTCAGCTAGTTTATTAATTATCTCTCTACCTGCGCCTCTTTTTCTTGACCATACCGTATATGCTACTGCAATATTACCATTTTCTATTCTTGACATATAATCCATTTCTCTTACGGTGTATGGTACTTCAGGACAAAATGCAACACAAACTATTGCCTCTATTTCTTCATTAAATTTTAGACCAAATATCTTACGACCATGCGTAATTCTAAAACCTAATGTAAGTTCAGGTCTTACCGGGTCTTCCGATACATCTATGTCATCAAGTTCTACTAACTCTGTGCCTTTGACCCATTTAAAAAAGTCTTGCAAGTTATATTTCATACAGGCAATTTTCCTTGTGGTGCGTGATTAGAATTTTTAAGAAGTTTTAGATTTAAAGCTTCTACTTTGATTTTCTCTTTTAGAGATTTAGATATTAAACTACCAATTGTAGCAGGGTCTATTTCATTGTCTTTACAAAAATCTAATACAGCGTCCATGTGTGGTATACGCTTTTGTTTTACAATAGATTCTATTTTTAAACTAAATTCTTTACTATTCATAATATCACTATATCACATAACCAACAAAAAGTAAAGCCTAATTAGGC